AGGCCAGCATGGTTGAAAAGAGCATTAAATCCTAATACACCAACTACTGTTGCAAGAGAAAGTATTAGAACGGCATCATCGGGAGTGGGAGAGGGTAGAGAAATTTTATACCCAACTATTAGAATGGTAGGTGGTGAATTAATAAAATATTCTCGTGAAGAAGCAAGAAAAATAGCTTTAAGAAAAAAAGATTTTATAGAATTTAATACACCTGCAGAAGCAACAACATTTTCTAAAGGTTTATCTAAATATATAAGTCAGTTAAGAAAAGGTGACAATTGAGAAGAACAACATCAACCATACCATTTGGGTATGAACTATCAGAGGACGGAAAAGAATATATTCCTGTAGATAAGGAATTAGAATTATTAGAAAAGGCGTTTACATTCGCAAACAGCTGTGGGCCTGCAAAAGCTGCAAGGTGGTTAAGCACAGCATCCGGTAGAAGAATATCAAACCCCGGTCTTACAAAGCGAATGAAAATAGGTGTACATTTAGATAGATGACAGAAGAACAGAAACCAAAAAGAGGTAGACCTCCCAAAAAAGAGGGAGAACCAAAAACGAGTTATAACTGGTCGATGAAGATGAAGGCCAGATTGGCCACTCAAAGACAGCTTTCCGAAAAGAAACGAAGAGCTGAAAGATTGACGAAGCAAGCTAAGAATGCCAGAAGAAAATCTAAAGAGGCACAACAGGCTGCTGTCAAAGTGGACAATGCTCTAAAGGGAAGACAGAAGTCCGTAAGTGTAATCACTGACGAGGACTTAAAGAAGGTGCCTCAAGCTGTACGTGAGCATTTACAGCACCACGATGTAGTATTCAGAGCCAACGAAGGCCCTCAAACTACATTCCTTGAGTCACCTGAAAGAGATGTCTTATACGGAGGAGCAGCAGGAGGGGGAAAATCCTATGCATTACTAGCAGATGTACTGCGAGATGCATCAAATCCCAACCATAGAGGGTTGCTGTTGAGAAGAACACTAGCTGAATTGACCGAATTGATAGACAAAAGCAAGCAACTCTATCCAAAAGCGTTCCCCGGAGCTGTATTTAAAGAGGCAAAGTCCATCTGGCAGTTCCCATCAGGTGCTAGAGTATGGTTTTCATACGTAGATGATGACCGAGATGTGACTAGATACCAAGGACAAGCGTTCAATTGGATAGGAATAGACGAGATTACGAACTACCCCACACCATACGTGTGGAATTACCTACGTTCTAGACTTAGAACTACTGATCCAGAACTAGGAATGTACATGAGATGTACAGCAAACCCCGGAGGAGTAGGAGGTTGGTGGGTAAAAAAGATGTATTTAGACCCTAATCCACCAGATAGTCCATTTTGGGCTAGGGATTTTGACACTGGTAAGGTTTTGAAGTACCCAATGAACCACCCAAAGGCCGATGAACCGTTATTTTTACGTAAATTCGTGCCTGCAAGGTTGACAGACAACCCATATCTGTTTGAAGACGGTCAATATGAGGCGATGTTGATGTCTCTACCGGAAATAGAGAGAAAAAGGTTGTTAGAAGGTGACTGGGACGTAGCAGATGGCTCTGCTTTTACTGAATTTAGTCGTGAGACACACGTTGTAGAGCCTTTTGAGGTGCCATCGGGCTGGACAAGGATAAGATCAGGCGATTATGGCTATTCTTCACCGTCTTGTATCTTATGGGGAGCCATAGATTGGGACAATAACATATGGATATACAGAGAATTATACGTAAAAGGATATACAGGAGAGAGGTTAGGAGATTTGATAGTACAAATGGAAAGAGAAGACCCACCGATGCAGCAAACAACGCTGGATTCTTCCTGTTGGAACAGAACAGGCTTAGGGCCTTCTATTGCAGAGACTATGGTAAGGAGAGGAGCACGATGGACACCAGCGGACAGGAACAGAATTGCAGGAAAGATAGAAGTACACAGGAGATTAGCCTGTGACGACCACGGTAATGCTAGGGTTCGCTTTTTTTCTACGTGCAACAATACAATCAGGACTCTACCTACACTACCCATATCTAAAACCAATCCTGAAGATGTGGATACGAAAGCTGAAGACCATGCTTACGATGCGTTGAGGTATATGATGATGAGTAGGACTCTGATGAATGTGCATTCTCCACATAGGATGACAAAACAGACACAGCAGTATGAACCACAAGATCAAGTATTTGGATATTAATAGATGGCAAAAAACAAACAAATAGTAGATATTTTATTTCCTGAAGGATTTAAAGGTGTTCCTTCAGACGATTACTTTATAAAAAAAATAGGCAACAACACTCTTACTTACAGAGATGCTTTTATAATGGAGGCTAAGCAAAAAGGTATTAATTTTTCTGATGCTGATTTAGAAGACGCTGTTGTTAAACAATTTAATGAATTATTACCTGACGCTGAACCTACTTCTGCAAAAACTTTTAGATCAACCTTAGTAAGTTTTAAAAATGAGTTAGATAAAAATTTTATGACTGATTTTGACACTGAAGTTGATTTACAGAATAGAGGTTTTTCAGAAGGAAAAGTAGTAAAAACTCAAGCCTTAGATGGTATTGTTTTTAATTTTGCTAAAGGAAAAAAAATTGGCAACAAAAAAATAGAATATGCTAAAAGAATAATAAAAGCACCACAGGCTAGAGGTACAGCAAAATTTATAAAAGTTCCAAAACCAGAGGTAGTATGGCCTAAAATAATTGAGGCTGCTCAAGAAATAGCTGCTAATCCTAAATATGGGCCTGCATACGCTAAATCTTTTTTATTATCTGCTATACTTCCAAACAGAGGAGCAGATTTAACAGACATACACATTACAGAAAAAGGTGCAAAATCAGGCACAGTAACAAGGCCTTTATTGTATAAAAACTCTGATGGTGGGTTTAGTATTATGTTGCCTAACAAAAAAGGAAGAGGACAAAAAAACTTTCCAAACTATAAACTTACTGAATTTTTAAGTAATATGGTTGATTTAGAATACAATGATGCTGTTAATAAAGGTAGAAGTAAGCTATTTGAAAATATAACTACAGCTAAATTATCCAGTTCTATAAAAGATCATTTTGCTCCTAAAATGAAAGAATTTGAAATAATAATGGGCAAACCAATAGTTGGTTATTCTGGCCTTAGAAAAATAGCTGCTAGTACAATTGCTATGCACCCCTCTATAAACAACCCTGAAATTGCGGTTAAATTACTTGGTCATGGGTCTGATGTTGAATTTGTTCAAACTTTGTCTTTAACATCTGCTAAGCATTATATAAGTAATATTGAGGGAGTAGGGGCTGACGAAAAAGTATTATCTGCATTACGTAAATATGAAAATTTAATAGCGGACATTTTAAATACAGAAGATATAAATGATATAGCAAGAAACTCAGGTGTAAAAATAGCTAATGACACACGAGTTATAGAACTAGATAGTTTAGAAGACACCGGTGCTAGAAATAGCAGAGACATGACTCCTGAAGAGTTGCTTAGATTAAAAGAAAGAAGAGATGCTCAACAAAAAACTTATATAGCAGGTCAAGAAGCTCAAGTAGCAGAATTTGAATCAAAAAAAGAAACTAGCTTATTAAAAGCACAAGAAACAAGACAAGCAAGACAGGTTGGACTAGAAGAAACTCCTAAAAAAGCTATAAATTTTAATTCTGATAGTATGAACACTATTATTAATAAATATAATATTAAAAACCAAGATATTGAAAATATAAAACAGCTCCCTATTGAAGAACAGCAATCTGCTTTTAGTAAAATATTAAAAAAAGCTAAAGAAGGTATTAAAAAATCAGGTCCTCTTAAAAAACCTATAGCAAAAGGTTTAGGAATAGCTGGTGCAGGAATAACCGCTGCCGCTGTAACTGAAGTAGCCACTACTCCTGTTGAAGCATATGAATTAGAAGAAGATGAAAAAAATCTATTAAATAGAATGACAGAAACAATAGGAATAGACACTGGAGAAGAAAGAAAAGCAGCTAGAATATTAGAAGAAACATACAGCCCTTTGCCAATTACTTTATTTAAAAGAAAAGGTGAGGAAACAGTTCCTTTAGAGGAACAATTAAAGAAATTAGTACCATTCGGTGGTATTAGAGGTGGATCATAATTTTTAACAACCAAAAAAGGAGGTAAACATGCCAAAAGGAACTTACGATAAAGGTTACATCATGGGACAAATGTCCAAACAAGGTGTAATGAATGAGGCTAGCGAAGGTTCTCTATATAGAGAAGGTTTAGACCAGATGCTACTAGGCTCTACAGACCTAAATTCCTACAATGTGGCTGTACCAAAACCCGCTGGAAATAGACATATGGGTCAAGCAGGTTATATAATGGGACAGATGCAAAAGCAAGGCTATCAAGGTACAGAGGGCTAATAGATGAGTGATCCTGTAGACATATCTACAGAACTTGACGATAGTCAAGCTCCGGGACTTGTAGGTTTAATAAACGGCTATTTTCAAGAAGCTGAAAATGGTCGATTGGTGCATGAAGAACGATGGTTAAAGGCTTATAAGAACTTCAGAGGTGTTTATGATTCTAGTACACAGTACACAAACACTGAGAAGTCTAAAGTATTTATAAAAATAACCAAAACTAAAGTGTTGGCTGCCTACGGACAGATAGTAGATATCTTATTTGCAAATAAGAAGTTTCCACTCACTGTGGAATCTACACCTGTACCTGAAGGTATTGCTGAATTTGCACATTTGAAAACACCAATTGATGAAATGAAAAGTCCCTATGGGTTTGAAGGTGATGGCAGAGAAATGCCACCCGGAGCTACTCAAGCTACAGAAAAAGACTACTTAGGTGGTCTGAAAGATAAATACGAAGGTGCACCTGTAGCAGAAGGGCCTGCCTTGATGGGAGAACCACAGATATCTCCTGCACAAGAGGCTGCCATGCGTATGGAGAAGGTTATATTAGATCAACTGACAGAATCCAACGCTGTAAGCACCTTACGAAACTCAATATTTGAGTCTGTATTACTAGGCACAGGTATTGTAAAAGGCCCGTTTACACATACAAAAACAGTGCATAAATGGCAAAAAGACGATCAAGGAAGCAGAATGTACTCTCCATATTATAGAGATGTACCTAAGATAGAGTCTGTATCTTGTTGGGATTTATACCCTGATCCTATAGCTACGAACATAAACGATGCAGATTTCGTAATACAAAGACACAGGATGAACAGAGAACAGCTTCGTAATCTTATGGATATGCCAATGTTCGACCCTGATGCCATTAGAACTGTGTTGACAGGTGGTGGAAACTACGTAGATAAGTATTTTGAGAGTTTAATTAGAGATGATGAGTATCTATCTAGAGCATCTAATGAAAGATATGAAGTATTAGAGTATTGGGGTGCTGTAGACGTATCCTTTCTTCAACAGATTGGAAAAGATGTAGGAGATGTAGACCCACTAGGAAAAGTACAAATAAATGCATGGATTTGTGGAAGTCAAGTATTACGTGCTGTAATTAACCCTTTCACACCAACAAGAATACCCTATCAGGTATTTCCATATGAAATAAGCCCTTATCAACTATGGGGTATTGGAGTACCAGAGAACATGGAAGATGCACAGATGTTAATGAATGGTCATGTACGAATGGCTATTGATAACTTAACACTTGCAGGTAATTTAATATTTGATGTTGATGAGACATCATTAGTTCCCGGACAGAACTACGATATATTTCCGGGTAAGATATTCAGAAGACAGTCTGGCGTTACAGGAACCGCAGTGAATGGTATTAAGTTCCCTAATACCGCTGGTGAAAACATACAAATGTATGATAAAGCTAGACAGTTGGCTGATGAAGAGACTGGGATTCCCAGTATTATGCATGGGCAGACAGGCGTTAGTGGCACAGGCAGAACAGCAGCTGGACTATCAATGTTGTTAGGTTCGGCTGGCTTATCCATAAAAACGGTGATTAAAAACATGGATGATCATCTTTTGAAACCGTTGGGAGAAGCACTATTTCAATGGAACATGCAGTTTAACGATGAACAGCCTGACATTGTAGGAGACTTAGAGATCAAACCAAAAGGTGTGTCTTCTGTAATGCAGAAAGAAGTACGTTCACAAAGACTGACAATGTTACTACAGACAGTGGTAAACCCAATGTTAGCTCCGTTTATTAAGATTCCTAATCTTATAAAAGAACTAGCTATCTCACAAGATATTGATCCAGACAGTTTAGTCAATGATATTAACCAAGCTCAAATATACGCAGAAATGCTGAAAGGAATGCAAAATGCCCAACAACCAACAGAACAACAACAACAATCAGGAGGTGCTGAAGCAGCTGTCCCCGGTGGTGAACAACCCACAGGCATGGCAGGCCCTCAACAAACTCCTGCAGGGACTTCACCTTCAGACCTTACAGGGGCTGGTAACGGCACAATCGGAGTTGGAGGTGTACCGACTGCAGGGGAAGGCCAGTTTGCTGGCAATGCTTCTCAACTTGAAGAATAATTTTGATCAGATGAAAAAGGAAGATAAGAAAAAATAATGGCTTTACCGCAAACAAATGAGGGGTTTTTATCTCCAGACATAAATGTTCAATCGGATTTCGGTCTAGGTGAACAGTCTGCTCTTTTAACGCAAGAGGATATAAAACCTTCTCAACCATATCAAGTTACTACAGTGCAGGAGACTATACCGGCAGCTCCTCCTGTTTCTGTAAGAACTTCATATGATCCGTTTGCCAGTGATTTAGAGGGGATCATAAGTCCTTTTACTGATCCTGAAGAAATAAGAGAAAGAAGAAAAAAAGAAGAAGAAAGAAGAAAACAAATAAAACCTGTAGGTGAGGCAGACCCTCTTTTTGAAACTGAACCAACTTTAAATGTAGGAACTCCAGAGGTGCCTCAGTTAAAAGTAGACACACCGGAGCCTACTTTACAAATGATGCGAAAACCGGGTCAAGATTTAACTGCAAGAGTTCAACAGTATGGTAGAGAAGTTCCTGAAGAAAGTATTAAAGACCCTTTTGATATAGATTTTACAGACGCTTTTCAACAATCACTAAAAAGTCCTGAAGGCGTTGCTAGAACTGCAAAATTAGGTTTTGATGTTACTAAAGGTTTAGGCACTGCATACGAAGCATTTAAAGACGATTTATTTGGAACAGCTGCTCAACAACAGTTTTTAAAAACATTACCTAGTGAGTCTGCTAGAATATCTGCTGAAGGTTTAATGAAATCAGCTAATACTGATCCCACTTTATTATTTAAAGGAGTGGATAAGTTAGGTTTAGTAGATGAAGCTAAAACTGTGTCAACTGCTTTTAATAAGTTGTACGATCCTGCAAAAGAGGCACTTTATGAAGCATGGTACGGGGTTGAAGAAGGAAACGTAGGATTAGGTACTGCATTTGGAAGAATTAAAACAGACATTTCAGATACTCTTTCAGAAAGTTCTATTGGTAAATTTTATAGAAGTCCTACAGGACAAAACATTATGAAAGGTGCTGGAGCTGCCTTATCTGCTTACGGAGCTTACAATGCCTTCAAACAAGGAGACACATTAGGAGGAGTGGCAAACACTGTTTCCACAATTGCAACTTTTGTTCCTCAATTACAAACAGTGGCTTTGGCTCTTCAAGCAGTTTCTTTTGTAAGTAGTCTCACTGGTTGGGGAAGAGGTAAACCAAAACCGGGTATGGGTGGTTCTGAAATTAAATACGATCAAAAAACGGGACAGTTAGCTCATAGTATGACTTGGAGCTACAATGGATTTAATCCTTCTCAAGCTAAACAGCACACAGATCAAACAGTCAATTTTGTAAACGGTTATATGAAAAAATTTAATATGAAACTTAATTCTGAAAAAGCAAGTCAGTTAGGTCAATACCATACTAGAATAGATGTAAGCCCATATAAGAACGGATCACAAAGTGCTGGTGAAATGATAGAAAGATGGATGTCTTCAGGTGCTTTTGTAGGAACTCCTAGTTATTTTGACGCAGAAGCAGGAGAAAGAAGATTTTTTACTTCTCAAGAACAGTATGAAAGAGAAGTTAATAGATTTGCAAACACACAGTTTTCATAAGGAGCAAACATGTTACAATTTTTAAGCCCAATAGCAAACATAGCAGGAACATGGTTGAAGGGTAGACAGAAGAAAGCAGAGATAAAACAAAAGCTAGAAGTAGCAAAGATAGAAGCACAAGTAAAGAGAGTGCAGAGTGATGCAAACTGGGAAGAGAAAGCAATGGATGCTTCTGCAGATAGCTGGAAAGACGAGCTTTGGACAATTTGCTTCATTTCCATCATAGTAGCGTGCTTCATTCCTGCTGCACAGCCATATTTATCTGATGGGTTTAGATTCTTGAGAGAAGACTGCCCTGATTGGTTGAGCTGGGGTATTCTTGCAAGTATCGGTGCTAGTTTTGGTTTGAAATCAATAGGACAATTTAAAAAATGATTACTAAAGATACGAGAAATAAACTAATAGAAAAACTTATCTTGCATGAAGGTATGAAGTTAAAAGTGTACGATGATGCAAATGGTAAAGAAATAAGAGCTGGAGACACTTTAGTTGGACATCCTACCATTGGTGTAGGTAGAAACGTAGCCGGAGACGGTCTTGGTATTACAGAAGAAGAGGCAAAGATTTTACTATCTAATGATGTAGACAGAGTGTTAAGAGAAGTAAACCACTGGGGTTTCATGGAAAACTTAAACGAACCTAGAAAAACTGTAATTATAGATATGGTGTTTAACATGGGCTGTTCTAGATTTAATGAACAAGCATGGCCTAAGTTTTTTAAAGCTGTAATGACTGGTAATTATAAAGAAGCCAGCAAACAAATGCTAGACAGCAAATGGGCAGGTCAAGTAAAAACAAGAGCAAACATATTAGCAAAAATGATGGAAACTGGTAAATGGTCGTAGGAAATGAAAATATGATAGCAAACGGTGAGATACCTGTAGAACAACCTATAGAACAGCCAGCAGGTTTATCCATGGAACAACTAGACCATGAGTTTTTAGGTAGAGGTGATCCGCAAGTTGATTCACTAAGATTAAAAGAAAGATATGAAAAAAATTTAAGTCCTGAAGAATTTACTAGAATGAGACAATTAGCACCTGCAGTAGAAGAATTTTTTATATTAGATTTTAAAGGTAGAACAGGACAACTACCAGAAGGTGAAAGAGAAATGCCAGAAGGTTCTATGGAACCGGGAGAAGAAATGACCGTAGAAGAATATGGAAATTTATACAATGTAGAAAACAAAGAAGAAATATTGGCTGAATTGTTCGGACAAAAACAGCCTGTGCAACCACAGGGAGGAGACGTGCCTCCTAGACAAATGACCAGAGAACAGCCACCAGCACCACCACCTACACCAGCACCTGCACCACAGCCTGCTCAACAACCTGTAGTAGAAGCAGCAAGAGGATTAGAAGTACCTGCAATGCCACAAGAAGAGATGGTAAATACAGATGCTAATCCACAGAAGAATGGAATGATTGATGTCCCCGGAAAAAGCAATACAGGTATAGCAGATGATGTGCCGATGGACTTACCAGAGGGGTCATTCGTAATCAACGCAGCTGCTGTAGAGTTTGCAGGATTGACAGACATTGAACAGATGATAAAAAAAGCTGAAGAAGAAGAAGGAAGATTAATAAATCAAGGAACATTGAAACAAACAGATCAAGGTGGTAAAACACCTGTTCTTGTATCTAACAGAGAAGTAACAATTAGACCAAACATAGCAAAAATCATAGGTCTAGATAAGTTAGAAAAAATAAACAATAGGGGGAAAGCCGAAACAGAAAGAGCTATACAGGAAGAACAGTTGGCAGAAGGCAATCCACAACCCGAAAGAGTTCAGTCACCTAAAGGTAGGATGACTTAAAAAGTTTTAGTTGATGATGACTAAAAGTTCCAGCCACCCGATTTGCCTCGGCACTGGATTTTTAAACCCGTAACCAGCCACCCTCGTAGGAGGCACTGAGAAAGGAATAGTAAAATGGCAAAAGGAAAGACCAATGTACGCAATAAAGCAGAAGCACTTAAAACAGACCCTCGTGGAGATATGTACAAGGGAAAAGATAGAGTAGTTACTGCTGAGGAAGAAGAAACAGAAACTGAGGACACTGACATCAAGGCCGTGATGGAAGCCACTCCAGAAGTAGAAGGTTTTATAGATTCCACCCAACCTGAAAAGAAAGAAGAGATAGTTCAGGAAGACGAAGGTAAGTATAAGAAAAGATACGATGATCTTAAAAAGTATTACGATCAGAAGCTGTCCGAATGGAAGCAAGAAAAGGAAACTCTAGAAGCACAAAGAAAAGCTATAGAAGAACCTAGAAATAAATATGCTCCACCAAAGACACCTGAAGAACTTGATAAGTTTAGAGATCAATATCCGGATGTATATCAAGTTGTAGAGACCATATCTCACAATATGGCATCGAAGCAAGTTGAAGACCTTCAAGCTGAAATAGGTAGACTCACTGAGAAAGAGAAAAAAATCAAAGTGCAATCTGCTTACAAACAGCTTTTGAACAATCACCCAGATTTCGATGAGATCAAGAAATCATCTGAATTTTTAGAGTGGTTAGAGCAACAGCCCAAAAGCATTTCTGAAGGTATAACAAAGAACAATACCGATCCTGTTTGGGCAAGTAGGACTGTTGATTTGTATAAAGCGGACATAGGTATGAATAGGAAACCGACTTCTGATAAATCTAAACAGGCTGCCAGAGCCGTGACTAAAACTGCTGCAAGGCAGATAAACACTACTGGTAAGACTGGAAAGGTTTGGAAGATGTCTGACATTCAGAAACTCAAACCATGGGAGTTTGAGAAGTATGAAGCGGAGATTGATCAGGCCGTTAGAACTGGTCAAGTTTTAAACGATTAACTAACCAAATATAAAGGAGAAGAATATGGCTACTATGTCATCCGCTGCCGGATACCAAAACTTACCGGTTGGTAACTGGGCACCAGCGATATACAGTCAAAAAGTTCTCAAGTATTTCCGTAGGGCATCAGTCGTAGAAGCTATTACTAATACTGACTACACTGGGGAAATCGAGAATTTTGGCGATACGGTAAACATCATCAAAGAACCAACTATCACAGTCAAAGACTATGCTAGAGGTCAAACTGTAAATACAGAGAACCTAGACGATAATCAAATTCAATTGACTATCGACCAAGGTAGTTACTTTGCATTTAAAGTAGATGATATTGAAGAAAGACAGTCACATATCAACTTTGAAGCACTAGCAACCTCTTCAGGTGCTTATGCATTAAAGAAGAATTATGACTATAATGTGTTGAAATATATCTATGATAACGCTGTAGCATCTACAGGTACATTAGGAACTCAAAGCACATCAGCTAACACTGGTGATGAAGTTGCTAATCTAGTATCTCAAGCTGCTACTGAATTAGATAAAAATGATGTACCAGAAGAGAACAGATGGCTCGTTGCACCACCTCAGTTTTATGAAGTGTTAAGACAGTCTGGTTCTAAAATTATGGATATGTCTGTAACTGGTGGAGGAACATCTCCTCTTCTAAACGGTAGAGTCACCGATGGTAAATTGCATAACTTTGATTTATATGTAAGTAATGCAATAGGCGTTGGTACTACTGGTAGTGCAGCCACCCAAGTTTTTGGATCATCAAGCACATCTGGGCAAACATTAATCCTATACGGACATATGTCTGGCGTTGCTACTGCATCTCATATTGCAAAGACCGAAGTAATAAGAGACCCAGATAGTTTCTCTGACATCGTAAGAGGATTACATGTTTATGGAAGAAAAGTTCTAAGAGCTGAATCTGATACAGGCTTCAAAGGCGTGTTCAAAGGGCTCATGGACTTAGACTCTTAATTTTAACTTGGAAAGGAATTGACAAATGGGTACACTTAATTTGACAGGTGCCGGAGGCACTACTGGACATCCTTCCAACGGGAGGGTTCCATATTTAGTTGAAAACACTATTGATCTATCTCAAGTCAGAGCCGATACTGGCCCAGACAATGGAGATGTCTTACAAGTGATAGACATACCTGCAGAGACTTTGATCATGGAGGCTGGAATAGAAGTGATAACTGCACTTTCTAGTTCTGCTACTATGGACTTAGGTATTACAGGTGGAGACGTTGACATTTATGTTGACGGTGACACTAATGCTACAGGTTATGGCACATTGACTGCGACTGCTAGACACGTAGCAGCATCTGCAGACACTTTAGACATACTTATTGGTGGTGCAGATTCATCTGCTGGTAAGATTAGAGTATGGGCTGTTATGTGTGACGTATCAGGTATTGAAGAAGACGATTTAAATACTGACTCACAACACGACACTGTAAGTTAATACTAAATAACTTTGAGGGAGGGGTTATTCTTCTCCCTCAATTTAAACAAAGGAAAATAAATGGCAACGCATGATTTGAGAGCCACTCAAAAAATTTACAAACCAAAATCTGTAAATCATAAAGAAATAGATTCTTTAAATAAAAGAATGGAAACTATGGAGACAGCAATAAATTTAATATTGCAAAAATTAGATAACAACGATCAGGGGAAGGTAGAACAGGAGAAACAACTTGAGCTACCTAATTTCAAATATCCCGCACTTTAAGTGTTGGGTACGTAAGGAGTTTACGCATAACCATATGAAATACCACGGTGAGTATTTACATGGGTTAGCAATAGCAGTCAACACAGTGCCAGACAGATGTCTAAGTTTTCAGGTGGTGTTTACTGGTATCGAAGAAGAAGACAACGTAGTCGGTGGTGCGATGTGGGCTAGAATGCCAATCACCAGTTTGATTGCGGATGAGGTGTTAGAAGGAATGCCAGAACGAATGGATACACATCTCGCACAGCCTTGGGACTGTTCCTCAAGAGGTCACTCAGTAGTAGTGATGGACAGAGTAAGTTCAAGTCCATGGATGTGTAAAATAGGAGGGGATTTTTACAAGGGTCGGTATTTGTTTACGGTTGATTATACAGACAGCCACATATCAGACGATCCTGCACAGCACAAACAGAGTCATGTACTCCAGTTGATAGACGCTGACAAATGGACAGGCAACATAGTTGCATTACCAAACAACAGGGTTCGTGTTACTAATCCTGCTCTGTGGGTAGCAGGCGAAGGGCCACCAGACTTTGCACCTAGCCAGTATGTACACTCTGCAGAGATACACGATACGTACACTGATCCTGACGTAACTTTTAATAACTTATATAACCAATCAGAAAGGAAGACAAATGCCCGGAAGAAAAACAACAAAAAATAAAGCGAAGATGATGAAAGGCGGAATGGCCAAGAAGAAGATGATGGGTGGTGGTAAAACATCCAAGAACATGGCAAAGATGGCTAGAGGCGGAAAGAAATCTAAATACATGGCTAAAGGCGGTATGAAGAAATCTAAATACATGGCTAAAGGTGGAAAGAAAACTAAGTACATGTCAAAGGGTGGCAGAAGATAAATGGCAAAGACACCAGCTTGGCAAAGAAAAGAAGGTAAGAATCCTAAAGGAGGCTTGAACAGAAAAGGTATCAAGTCTTACAGGAAAGCGAACCCCGGTTCTAAGTTGAGCATGGCTGTAACTACTAAACCATCGAAGTTGAAGAAAGGCTCTAAGGCTGCCAAACGTAGAAAAAGTTTCTGTGCAAGAATGAAAGGCATGAAGAAGAAACTAACAAGTAAGAAGACAGCTCGTAATCCTAATTCAAGAATTAATAAATCATTACGTAAATGGAATTGTTAAATGGCAACTACTTATCTAACATTAGTAAATAACGTACTTAACGAACTGAATGAATCAGAGTTGACATCTGCCACGTTTGCAAACAGCAGAGGTGTACAGACAGCCGTGAAGAAGTTCGTGTTGAAAGCTATGCATGAAGTGTACAGCACTCTACAAGAAGTGCCTGACTTGTACATATCTACAAAACAGGATACGCAAGTAGGACAGAGAGTGTACGACCTACCAACTACAAACTCTCCACAGACAGGTGATGCTGAATATAGAAAAATTGACTATGATACTTTTCGTTTAGTGCCAAGAGAATTAACTACAAACGGTGAGTTTACTTCTGACATTAGCAGTTGGACAACCATAGCTGGTGCTGGTAGTGCAAGTTATAGTTCTGCAGGAAATGGTAGATTAAGACTGAATGATTATGCAGCTCATCAGACACTGTCTACTGTGAAGAATAGAGATTACAGAATACAAGTTAGAGTGTTAGATTCGAACAGCATCGGTGCAGCATTGAAAGTACAAGTGGGTACAGCAGCTGAAGATACTACAAATTTAAACACTACGTTGACTGTTACAGATTTTGGGGAAGGTGCTGTGCTAGATACCACGTTTACAGCAACTGGACAATCTACAGTGGTCACTGTAAACAACACTGTTACCACTACAAACTTAGATGTAGACTACATTAGAATATCTGAAGACTTACCTGTAAAAAGACTGAAGTATATTACTTACGATAACTGGGCTGACAGATTTTTAGAAACAGACCTACTAAACTCAAAAGAACATTTTGGTAGACCAGAGTTAGTTTATACTACACAGGATAAAAAGTTTGGTTTACATCCTGTACCTGACAAAGACACATATACTATAGAATACGAATATTGGAAAGTACATACTGACTTATCTGCACATGGAGATACCATGGATTTAAACGATAGGTTTAAAGATGTAATAATTACAAGAGCAAAGTACCATACTTACGTACTACGTTCTGATCCACAAGCTGCACAGATGGCTTTGGGAGAATATAAATCACAATTACAAATATTAAGAAGCGAATATATAAATAGTAAAGCATACATGAGAGATACAAGGATACATATAAATGCCTGATACTTCAACCATATCACCATTCAACGCAAGCTGTGCCGGTGGTTTGGTATTGAACAAAGACGTGTACAGCATGTCTCCGGGTGAAGCATTACAGCTTACAAACTTTGAGCCAGACATTACTGGTGGGTATCGTAGGATAAACGGCACGACCAAATTCAATACGAACATAGTGCCACAGGTATCTGTATCTACAGAAAGAATTATGTTCTGTGCAATATTTAATGACCTAGTGGTTGCTGGCCGTGGGGGTACAATATACACAGGAACTACAAGTGGTAGCTGGACAAGTAGAGCTACAGGAAAGGGTACTTCATATACATATGATTTTGATAGATTTAATTTTGCTGGAACTGACAAGATTATCATTGCTACAGGTTCTACAAATGCTTTCACTCTAAACACTAGCTACGCAGAAGATATAATAAATGGCACAGGTGGAGGGACAGCACCGACAGCACCAAAGTTTGTAAAGTCTTTTGCCAACCACATGTTCTACGCAGGCATGAGCAACAGCAAGGCAGAAGTAATATTTAGTGCACCGTTTGCAGAGGATGATTTTGATGCTAGTGATGGTGCAGGTTCATTTAAGATAGGTACAGAAGTTACAGGTATGAAAGTTTTCCGTAATGAGTTATTTATTTTTGGAGAGAACAAGATATATAAACTTACAGGAACAAGTTTAGCAAACTTTGCACTTGCCGAGGTGGCGAAAAGTGTTGGTACGATTGCACATCATTCCATACAGGAACTGGGAGGAGACATTATATTCTTATCAGCTGACGGACTTAGAACAATTGCTGGTACAGAAAGAATTGGTGACGTTGAATTGGGTACTGTATCTAAACAGGTACAGGAACGAATAAATGAGATTGGTTATGACAACGTCACAGCAACTGTTATTAGAAACAAAACACAGTATAGATTGTTCTATCCAGTAACAGGAGGATTAGAAACAAGTCAAAAAGGTTTAATTGCTGTAATTAAAATAAACCCAAACTCAAAACAGATGGGTTACGAATACGCAGATTTAAAAGGATTAAAAGTTGCTGATTGTGATTCAGATTTAATTAGCAATGTAGAAACTACCATACACGGTGGGTATGATGGTTATATCTATAAACAAGATTCAGGTAATGTATTTACCAGAGCAGGTAGCACAAGCATTATAGATGCTACGTACAGATCACCAGACATAGTAATGGGTGATGCAGGTATTAGAAAAAGCATGCAGAGAGTAAACTTAAACTGGAAACCTGAAGGTGAAGTAAGTGCCAGTTTATTTGTACGTTACAACTACGATGACGTAAACACACCACAGCCCAATGTAATTACACTGGCTACATCAGGAAGTGGTGCTCTGTACGGAACAGCGGTGTTTGGTACAGCTGCATTCGGACAGGGTGATTTGCCTATTACAAGACAGAGTGTCGAGGGCTCTGGTTTTTCAGTGGCAATTAAAATAACAGATACAAGTACAAACATACCTTTTGGAATAAAAGGTTTTCAATTAGAGTTCACACCGGGAGGGAGAAGGTAAATGGCAGTATATACAAGACAAAGTTCATCTGGAATTGTTGATGGTGGTGTTATTGAGGCTTCAGATTTAAATGCAGAATTTGATCAGTTAGCTTCAGCATTCCTACAACCCACGTTTGGCACAGGAGTATCAGGCACAGATATAGCTCTGACATTTGATGGAGAAACCAACGATGGTATTATAACATGGATGGAAGATGAGGATTACTTTCAATTCTCTGATGACATATTGATGACAACTACTGAGAAGTTGCAATTTAGAGATACTGCAATTTATATAAATTCAAGCACAGATGGACAGCTTGACTTAGTAGCAGACAGTGAAATACAGATTGCTGCCACAACCATAGACATAAACGGTAACGTAGACGTATCAGGTACACTGACTGTAGCAGGTGCTGTAGACTTTGGCGATGCTGCACTATCCAACGTAGGTGCTGTACAGCTAGATTCCATAGCCGGTGACGGGGACACAGACTCAAGTATTACATTCAGTGGTTCAGATGTTATCACAGTAGCAACCGGTGGCTCAACTGCATTCACTGTAAACGCTTCACAATTAATTACAGCATCTGGTGGTATTACATCCACAGCTGCTTCAAACACTCTTGGTGCTACTTCTTTCAACGATGCAGATATAACCAATGTAGGTAGTATTGCATTAGATACTATAACTAATGATGGTACAGATGTTACTATAGATTCTGGTGGAGATATTATACTGGACGCAGGTGGTGCAAACGTAACTATAAAAGACGATGGCACTTCTGTACTAGACATTGCTAACAACTCTACAGATGTAGAACTTACAGTTAGCACTGCAGATAAGAATTTTAAGATTAAAGGAACTGATGGTTCTTCTGCAATTACAGCTTTGGACATTGACATGGCTCTTGCAGGTAAAGCTACATTCAACGGTGATGTGGTTGTAGGTGGTGATCTTACTATAACAGGCGATGATTTAGTAATGGGTACTAACACTTCAGGACATATACTTGTTGCAGACGGAACTAATTTTAATCCTGTAGCTGTAGGTGACTTATCTGAAATATCCACTGTAGCTAACGATGATGTATTCCTAGCTGTAGACACATCCGGTGGTGGTTTGAAAAAAATAGCAAGAAGTGCAGTTGTATCTGGTCTTGCTGCTTCTGGTGCAATATCAAACGTAGCAGACGATAGTACACCACAACTAGGTGGTAATCTTGACATGAACGGTAACGATATTGTTAGTACCTCCAACGCAGATATAGAACTTGCACCAAATGGTACAGGCCATGTGACCGTAAAGGGTAATACCAATCCGGGTACAATTCAATTTAACTGTGAAAACAATTCACATGGTGTACAGCTTAAAAGTCCTGCACACTCTGAAAGTAGTTCTGCAGTGTTAACATTGCCTACAGCAACAGGTAATTTAGTAGGTACAGGAGATTCAGGAACTGTAAGTAATGGTATGCTTGCAGGATCAATTGCAGATTCTAAACTTAGCACTATAAGTACAGCTGATAAAGTTGCAGGTGGTGCGATACAAATTGATAGTGGCACAGACGGAACAAGTATAACTGTTGCTGATAGTGATAAGCTGTTAGTAGATGATGGTGGCACTACTAAATATATAAATGCCTCACAGATAAAATCATACGCAGCTTCTGCTACTGCTGCTGATGACATAAGCACTGGTGATGCAGCTGTAACTCTTGCAACATCTTCTGGTAATATAACTATAGATGCACAAGCTGGTGATAGTGATATTATCTTCAAAGGGACTGATGGTAGTTCTGACACTACTTTCTTAACACTAGATGGTAGTGATGCTGGTACAGCTATATTTAATCACGATATAAAAATAGCAGACGGTGGACAGATTGGTTCTGCCTCAGACGCAGATGCCATAGCAATCGCTTCAGACGGTGTAGTAACCATGAATCAAATACCAGTGTTCAGTGCTGGTATCAACGTATCAGGTGGTTCAATTGCTGGTACACTTTCTACTGCTGCACAGGCAAACATTACAAGTTTAGGTACGCTTACAGCATTGACTGTAGATGACGTAGCCATCAATGGTAAAGTCATGACCATGACAGGTTCGACAGACGACACTGCTGTATTTACTGTAGGCACAAACGGTACACTAACAGTAGAAACAACAGACACTGCTGCTGCAGCTGCGAACATACAGATAACAGCAGACGGTACATTTGAAGTAGATGCTACCACAATAACACTAGACTCTGCAGGAGACATCGCACTTGATGCTGCAGGTAACAACGTGACATTTAAATCTGGCGGTACATCAATATTAGATTTTAGTAACAGCTCAAGCGATGCTGTAATTACTTCTAGTGTGCAGGACAAAGATATTATATTCAAGGGAGATGACGGTGGTAGTGCTGTAACTCCTCTGACCATGGACATGTCTGCAGCTGGTAAGTTGCTGTTGGGTGCTGGTGCTGTAGGAAGCACGTTGACAGACACATCTAACTCTGGTAGTATTACATTAGACTTTGATATTTATCAAAACTTTGTACTTACAGCAACAGGAAATATAACACTAGCTAATCCGTCTACGGAATCAGCAGGACAGTCAGGAATTATTATACTCATTCAAGATGGCACTGGTAGTAGAACACTATCATTAGGAACAGATTATGAAACCGCTGGCGGGTCAGGTCTTACAATCTCAACAGCTGCGAATGCCGTTGATGTGATACCATATTTCGTTAAAGCCTCCGGGTCAATTCAATTAGGAGCACCACAACTTGCATTTGCTTAGGAATACATATGTTTAAAGGAGAGTTTTTTCATACTACCCCTGCTGATGGAGCATTTTATTCACATCAGATAGAACAATCAGTAAGATTTGATGATGGAAGTAGTAGTTATTTATCTCGTACTCATAGTGGAACAGCTACTAATGAAGATGTAGGTCTTATATCATTTTGGTTTAAAAGAGGTAATAATATAGGTTCTACTACAAATGAATCTATAGCAGGAGGTGATGGTTCTAGTAATTTAAGAATTGAATTTAATACAGGTAATCCTGCAGGATTTAGTGATGCAGTAACCATGACAATTAATGGAAGCACTGGTTCTGCAGGAGGTCATACTACAGTTAGAAGATTTCGTGACCCTAGTGCTTGGACAAATTTTATAATAGAATATAACTCTGATGACTCTACTACTGCTGATAGATTTAAATGGTATATAAATGGAGTAATATATCCAGACTTTACTAATGGTAGTGGAACAGGTACTGGTGCAACAGATTTTTGGAGACAGAATGGAACTACACATATAGCTTCAGCTTTAGATTTTGCTTTTACAAAAAATGGAGGAACTACTAATTTTGGTAGAAGTCCTGCTAATAGTAGTTCTTATTATGATGGATTTATAGCAGAAGTAATAGTTGTTGATGGTTCAGCAGCTTATACAGATGTAGGTGAATTTAAAAATAGTGTTTGGATTCCTAAACAATATACAGGAAGTTTTGGAAATAATGGATATCATCTTAAGTTTGAAAATGCAAGTGACCTCGGGAATGACAGCTCGGGTAACAACAATGATTTTACAGCAAATAATATGGGTGCAGACCATCAAGTTTTAGATAGCCCAACCGCAGGAACAGGGAGTTAATATGGCAGGGAATGCAAATTTTTCAGGATGGAATCCCAGAGATAGTTATAGTAGTGGTAAAACTTTTAGTGATGGTAATTTTACTGTATCTTTAACTCAACAAAACACAAAAAGAGCTGTACGAGGACCTTCAATTCCTGATAGTGGTAAATGGTATATTGAATTTTTTATTGACCATCAAACATCAGGATTTCCAAGTGGTATAGGAGTTATGGGTCAATCTGTAAATTCAGAATTAAATGATAATAATATATTTACTAAACCGGGTTCTTTTATAATTGAACCTATGAATGGTCAAATTTTTAATGAATCAACAAGTGCAACCTCTTACACAGGAAATTCTGGTTCACCATCTCAAACAGGAGATGCAGATGCAAAAGTAGGAATCGCTATAGATAGAGATGCTAATAAGTTATGGTTTGCAGTAAATAATACTTGGGTTAATGTTGGAAGTGGAGTAGGAGACCCTGCTAATGGAAATAATCCTGCTGTATCTAGTTTAGAAACTAATTTAGCTATTGTTACAGCTATTAGAGAAGCAACAGGAACATCTATAGTATGTATAAATTGTGGACAAGACTCAACATTTGGTGGTAGAGCTACAGCAGGTGGTAATGCAGACAGTAGTGGTTTTGGTGATTTTTTCTATACTCCACCAACAGATTTTTTAGCATTAAGTTCAGCTAACTATCCTGTATCAGCAGACATAGACCCTGCACAGACTGAAGACGATATTCCTCAAAAGCAATTTAATGCAATTACTTATACTGGAGATAATTCAACCAGTAATGCTATAACTGGTTTAGGTTTTCAACCAGACCTCGTGTGGATTAAACAAAGAAGCTCTCCAGCTGCAGACTATTCTAATGTTTTATTTGATACTTCAAGAGGTCGTGCTAAAGTATTATATAGTCAAAGAACTGATGCAGAACCCTCAGATAGTAGTTCAACACAAGATTTAGTATCTTTTGATAGTGATGGTTTTACAGTAGGTACAAATAATAATGCAAGTGTTAATGGAAGTAGTAAAGAGTATGTTGCATGGTGTTGGAGAGCTAATGGAGGAACAACAGCTAGTAATTCAGAAGGTTCTACAACTTGCACAGTACAAGCAAATACTAAAGGAGGTTTTAGTATGATTACCTATTCAGGAACAGGAAGTGCAGCAACATTAGGACATGGTTTAGAAAAAGCACCAGAATTTATAATGGCTAAAAGAAGAAGTAGTGCTGCTCAAAGTTGGAAAGTATATAATGTAGGGTTAGGAGCAACAAAATATCTTACATTAAATGCAACTGATGCTGTGGCAACTAGCTCTGGTATGTGGAATGATACAGCACCAAGCACTACACTTATAAGTATAGGTAATGAAAGTAATGTAAGTACAAGTGGGTTAGATTACATTATATATGCGTGGCATTCAGTTGAAGGGTATAGTAAGTTTGGTTCGTTTGAAGGTAATAATACAGATAATGACGGGCCATTTGTATATACTGGATTTAGACCTCGTATGATATGTATCAAAGGTGCAGATGAAGCATATGGTTGGTATGTATTCGATTCTGCTAGAAATACATTTAATTTAATTGATAAACACGTAGCTTGGAATTATACAAATGCAGAACTAACAGAACCAACTGGAGCAAGAAAAATAGATTTTCTCAGCAATGGTTTCAAGGTTATGGCAGATGAAGCAAGTATAAATGGTCATAGTGACACTTATGTATACATGGCATGGGGAGACGTGCCATTTAAATATAACAATACTTTTTAGGAGGTGATAACATGTGGGCTTATGTAACAGGAAATACTATACAGGAAATAATTAGGTTTCCTAAAAGCATGGTAATAGACAGTGTGCGACATCCACGAACTATATTTACAGCGTGGACTTGGACAGAGTTGAATGCTGTAGGTATATATACTGTAGAGACAGGAACACAAGGAGATGATAGGTTTGAAATTACTTCATCGCCTACGTATGCATTTGACAGCACTAATAAGAAGGTTACGACTACTTATACAAAAACTGATAGGGCACTTGCAGACAGCAACGCTGTAGACAAAGATGGAAACGCTGTTTTAGATCGTAAAGATAATCAGGTTGTAAACTTCGGCTTGAAATCCGTAGCTAAAAACAGGTGTAAAACACAGGCAAATGAGTTAATAAAAAAATTTAATTGGTTAGTAGAGAGATATACATATGATAACAGTAAAACAATTCCTAGTGCAGTATCCACATACGTTACAAATGTTAGAAATAGTTGCACTACTATTTGCAATGCCATTGACAATAGTGCTGATATGGCTGCTTTCAAGGCATTACATAACGATACATATGACGATGACGGGAATATTACAGCAGTCGCTAAAGTTAATGACTGGCCTGATGACTATGATATTAAAACTTATGAAAGGTAAATGATTATGGCAAGAAAACTAAAACCACCACCAAATAAAGGAGCAGCATCTCTACCAGAGAAAGTTAGAAACAAAATGGGCTTTCTTAAAAAAGGTGGTAAAGCTAGAAAGAAAACTAAAAAGAAGGGGTCAAAACCTGCAAACCCATCGCTGTATGCAAGAGTAAAAGCAGAGGCCAAGAAGAAGTTCAAAGTCTACCCAAGTGCCTATGCAAATGCATGGTTAGTACGTACATACAAAAAACGTGGAGGTACTTACGCATGAGCCTGAAGGAATGGTTTGGTAAAGGGCCGAAGGGAGACTGGGTAGATATTGGTGCTCCTAAGAAGAAGGGCAAATACCAACCCTGTGGACGGAAGTCA